TCAGGTTGCCGCGTCCGGGAGCGATCTCGGGTCCGCAGACGTTGCCCATCACACGAGTCCGGCAGCCCATATAGCCCACCTCGGTTTCGGGATGGCCGGGCTTCCAATATTTCAGGTTGAACGGCGCATCGATAAAACTGAAGTTCGGGAACAGCCGCTTAGCGCTTACCCGCATCGCCAGCTTGAACAGGTCATAGTTCGGGTCTTCGGGGTTGTAGTTCACGCCTTCCTTCACGCGGAAGATCTGGATCGGGAAGATGGGGGTTTCGCCGTTGCCGAGCCCCGCCTCGGTCGCCAGTAACAGCTGTTCCATAGCAAGCCGTCCTTCCCAGGAGGTGTCCATGCCATAGTTGATGCTGCTGAACGGCACCTGCGCCCCGGCCCGGCTGAGCATGGTGTTCAGGTTATGGATCAGACCTTCCATCGCCTGATAGGTATCGCGGACGGTCTTCTTCATGGCATAATCTTCGCGCCATCTCAGATCAGTATCGTACTTCATCTCCGCGTTGTTCAGCAGATCGGACTGGATCTCGAATGCTTCCCGCAAATATCGCCGATATGTCAGCCGCACGCCGTCCGCCATGGCATAGTCGAAATCCACAATGCTCTGTCCGCCGTGCTGATCGTTCTGGTTGCTCTGGATAGCGATTGCCGCCAGGGCCGCGTAACTGCCGATGCTCTTCGGCTCACGCAGATGCCCGTGCCCGGTGTTGAAGCCGCCCTTGAACAGTTTCCGCAACTCGATCTGCGTGCAGGTGGTGGTCCAGCCGTAAAAGTCCAGATCATGAATATGAATCCAGCCCTTGCGGTGCAGGTTGGCGATCTCTGGATCGATCATGGTTTCCAGATAGTATTCCTTGGCGGTGTTGGCACCCTGCTGGAGCATCGCCCCCATAGGGGTATCGCCGTTGATATTGCCGTTCTCACGCTTAAGGTTGCAGTCCTTTGCGTTGGAACGATTGATGTCATCGCATATCTTCTTGACCGTCTGGCCAAAGATGAGTTCATTCATGTGTCAGGTCCCTCTTTATCCTCCAAATTTTCATTTTTCTTCTTTTCAAGATGGCGGAAAATCACTTCGCAGCGGTTGCGATGTGTACAGCGAACTGTAGTATCCGTTCCGACACAGCGGTCGAACGAATATACCGAATCTTTTCTCACATCTGCCTCGAAGTCAGAGCATCCATGGCAATAATCCTCCACTTCAAGATGAATCATGGCTTCATTTTCCTCCTTTTCAGTCGGAACCTTGGGCTGATCTTGCGAATTATCCAGCCAGATATAGTAGTCCATCCGTGTCCACCCGCCGTCGGAACATGCCCGGACAATCCTTCTGCTGCCATAGCGCGTAAGAATACTTGCCCAGGCAGGTCCGACACGGTTGCCGTTTTTGTATTCACAGCTCGGGTTCTGCCAAAAGAGTTTCTTGGAACGAACCATGAAGTAGATGCCGCCCCATTCGTCGGCTTTCTGCGTCAGAACCGTCTCCAGAAACTCTTTTACGGTGTACTCTTTATCCAGCTGGACATCATAGCTCGCAGTACAGTCACCCCTGGTGTCGCTTGTTTGAATCAGTCTGAACATGATGGGTTCCTCCTGTCACCTTGAAATCCATCATTTTTCTCCTTTTTCAGCTTCTCTTGCCTTACGCTCATGATGCAAGCGTACTCGTTCATCAAATTCACTTCTCGTAAGCTCTCTCCATTCACCATCAACCTCTCCAAAATATCGGTTTACTTCGCAGATTTCGCCATCCGGAGCGGTGATCTGAATATAAGCTTTCGTATCAAAGTCGCCATTCGCACGATCAGTAAGAAATTCCAGAGTCGTGATTTTGTATTTTCCATTCGGCGGATTATAGGGCATCGTTATTGGGAAATACTCTTCCAAAATATTAGATGCGCCGCCGCCACTATAAGGAATCTTTTCGCCAGCGTTCAGACAGTAATATCTTTCACAGTCGTGGAAACTGACCTTTCCATCTGGATCGACATACTTGAACAGGCTGCTCATTCTTCTACACTGATACTGCTTAGTACCATTTGTATCCTCATGAATCAGATTCCAAACTTCCGGAATATCTTCAATCGGGGTAAGAGGTTTGCCCTCCATCAGACGGTTCAGGATCTGCCGGGTGAGACTAAACGAGAATCCGCTATGCCCATCCTCCATCAAAGATTGATAGGCTTTTAATGCAGATTCGTAGCAGGCGCAGCCGTAATCCCATTCGCCGTCTTTCCGATCTGGAGCTTCCCTTTTACAGGCAATTTCGACCTCTCGTTTTGCCCAGTCTGACATGCTCATTCTTCATTTTTCTCCTTTCAGCAGCAGATCACTTATACTTGCAGACGACCCAGAACAGGATAACGGCAAGTATAGCCGTGGGCGCCCATATTGGAGCAAGCACCCACAGCCATGACCAATGAATCACACCAACGAGTTTGAGAACGATAAATATAACGGCCAGCGTTCCGCTCAAGGTCATTCCGCCGGCCGCGCCATTATTCCGTTTCATTGGCTTCCTCCTTATCCAGCTCCACCTTGATCCTCGCCAGAATATCTTCTACGAGTTTCCTGGTCTTGGGATGGAGCTTCATCTCCTTATGCTTGTCATACCAGCCGAAGATCTCACGAAGATTGCCGCTGCGGAAACTGAAACTCCACCAGTCGGCGATCATTTCGATTACATACTCCAGCGGCATTTCCAGGATCTCCTCCGGTTCGTCATCGTGCACCAGAATCCAATACTGCCAGTGATGAGGATTGCAGTGAATATGATGCAGCCACGCGTAATTGAAGTCAGCTACGACCTTGTGGGATTTGTTGCCGCCATAGAAATATGCGTCGTAAGCGTCATACTCTTCGGGAGACAGCTTGCTGTTGTCATGCATGGAAATATGACACCGAAGCTTGTACTCATCCATCTTGGGGATCATGTCCTGGCAGTGAAGAACGATCCAGTCGGCCGCTTTCTGGACTGCGAAAATATGACCTTTCAAATAGCCGTCATACTGAAAGCTCATTTTCCAGCACCTCCAAAGGTAAAGCCAAGCAGAGAGCGCTTGAGGTTCTCTACTGCCTTTTCATAAGGAGTTGCTTCCCTCGCAGGCTCGGGCTCGGTTTCTTCGGTTTTCGCAGGAAGCCACTTTTTGAAGACATTGTAGTAGTTGCCCTCGTTGCCGAAGACCTTCTTGGCGATGGCCATAGCCAGTCCCTTTTCAGGGTCATAGTCCTCATTAGCGCACTTGACAACGGTTTTGGTGTCATCCCCCCAAATGATGATGGTCGCCGGATCATTGAAGATGACGTTCTTGATATGGAAGTGGGCCGGATTCAGGGTGAGAATATAATCGCCTGGCATCAGCGGACGATTCACTTTGAACTGGATTTTCATTTACTTATCCTCCTTGTTGAAGTTATTCTCATTGTTGGCGAAAGGGCTTTCATCAGCGATAACCACTTTGGCATTGAGGCCGACGAGCGGACCTTCAGGCTTCACGATTTTATGCTCCTTCGGCGGCTTGTCGTCCGTAACCGTCGTATCAATCTGAGCCACAGCCAATGCGGCCGCTGCCCGGTACGCCACGGCGTGCTTATTGTTGCTGTGCGTTTCGGTGACTTTTTCCAGGAACGCATCGATCGTTCCGATAAAGCACCCGCACTTGACCTTGATGATGCCCTTAGCGTTGCGGAAGAATGTGGTTGTGTCATTTCGGCTTCCGATCGGGCCAACAGTCAGGTAATGATCGGACTTTTTCACGACTGCATCGTCGCAAACCCGCGCATTGCCGTAGACCCGCGCATTGCCGTAGACCCGCGCATTGCCGTAGACCCGCGCATTGCCGTAGACCCGCGCATTGCCGTAGACCCGCGCATTGCCGTAGACCCGCGCATTGCCGTAGACCCACGCATCGACGCAAACCCGCGCATTGCCGTAGACCCGCGCATTGCCGTAGACCCGCGCATTGCCGTAGACCCACGCATTGCCGTAGACCCACGCATTGCCGTAGACCCACGCATTGCCGTAGACCCACGCATCGTCGCAAACCCGCGCATTGCCGTAGACCCACGCATTGCCGTCTTGAGAAAGATTCTCCTCTTTCTCAAGCCAGCCGCCGAGCTGACCAGCTTTAACGATCACATTACCAACAGCGTCGATGATGTCAGAGATAGCACGAATGCGGCGCAGAGTCTTTCCGAAGAACGTGGTCATGGTTTCGCCAGTGAATTCAAACTTCTTCATTTTTCTCTTCTCCTTTAATTCAAATATAAGTTCAGTATTCGTCTGGAAACAGGATTGTTGTGACGCTCCGGTCCCATTCCGTAATGATCCAGATGCGCCAGTTCTCGTGCTCTGCGTCCCGGTACTCCGCAAGGATTCGCTCACCATGCTTGACCGCATAGTTGTTGCTCTTCTTATCCTCCTCGCAGGTATCGCCCCAGTCGCAGAGAATATACCGTTCAAAGCTCTGGTAAACAAAAGAGGCGAACCAGATATCTTCTTCCATCTGATCCGCCACTCCGCTGGTCGTTACCAGTCGACCGATATTAAACTTGATGCTCTTGGTTTTGGTCCTCCAATTTCTTGTTCAGGGTCGTCAGCATCTTGAAAATATCAATCGCGTCCTGACCCTCAAAGGCGTTGACGATCGTAATCGCCTTTCCATCTTTCTTACCCACGATGCAGATCTCATTATCCGCACCATGGGTCATGTCGAAGCTCACAAGGAGCACGTCGCTCGGAAGCACTGTCACTTGCTGCATGGTCACACCTCCGAGATCAGCTTAATGATTTTTTCGACCGCGCCATGCTTCGGATAGACATTGGTGTTCACCTGGATCTCGGGAATGTTGAACTCATTGTCGGACAGAGACGGGATGCGAATCCAAATATCAATGTCCTTCACGCCCTCAGTATTGGGAATCAGTTCTTCCGCCCGATCCACAAGCTCCTGACCGGCGATCTTCGTGACTTCAACCGCCATTTCTCTGTAGGTCATCCGTTTCACCCCATTTCACATACTTTCTGTAGCTGTCCAGCACCCACGCGGCAATGCCCCGCAAGTACCATTTATCCCTCGCATTCAACCTCGAATATAGATAGAAGCCGGTTGAGGCGTCGAAGGTGCTCATACAATACCAGTAGGTGCTCGCCTCGCATTCTTCTTCAGTCGAGGACTGCATCAGCGCTACGAGCTGCCTACTGATCGTATCAAACTGAATATCGCTGATAACGCTGGTCGACATCTCATAATAGAGGATTGAGTGCACGATCACCCGCCTTTGAAGGTAGCTGATTCTCGTCGTGTTATCCCAATCCTCAGGAAACTTGACGTGTTTGATGAACATGTCCACCTTAACCCAGCTTCAGGGTAACGTCCTTACCCGCTTTATCCGCCATGGAAGAGGCGATGGACTGGTAGATCTTGCCCACGTTGTCCAGATTCCGCTGGTAGTCGCTCATGAGCCCGTCCAGCTTCCCATCGAATCGCTCCAGCAGCATCTCCTTCGCCTTCTCGGTGGCGTCTTCCATGATCTGGTTGCTGTCCACCTTGGCCGCTTCCCTGGCGATGGCGTCAGACACGGCCTTGCTCAGTTTGCCGTAGCTCTCCTTCACCGCGTCCCGGACATACTTTTGGGTCTGGTGGATCATCTCGTCCTCCACATTGTGCACAGCCCGGTTCACAACGCGACCGACCTCACGATTGGCGGCGTTGTTGATCGCCATATCCACAATGTCATGCTGGATGTCCACCACCGTCAGCTCGGCAACGCCCTCCGCCGCCTTGCTCACCAGCTTCACGGTCTTCTTCATCTGCCGATGGCAGTAGACTGCGGCGATCACCGAAGCGCCGGTCAGGATGCCCATACCGATCATTTCCAGCTTGCGCAGCTTTTCCTCGAACTGTTCCTCACGGGTCTTCTGATTATCCATCTTCATTTCTCCTTTCAGGTCACCACTTTACAAAGCGGCTTTCGTTGAACGTCTTCTTATCCTTCAAAGCCCGGCTGATCGCCAGATCAATACCACTACGGCTTTTCAGATGGTAATAGTAAAGATCATGGAACGGCGTATTCAGACGGTCGATCCGTCCGCTTGCCTGCACCATGACCTTGTAGCTGTAGTTCTGGGAATAGAAAAGGATGGTGTCCGTTTCCGTACAATTCCATCCTTCTGACCCAGCGCCGTAGTTCACAAAATATACCCACTTGCTGGATTTTGGAATCGGTTCATGTTTATGGCCGTTCCATTCCGCCATCTTCGTCCCGATCGGCCACGCCAGAGCCTTGAGGATCTCAAGCTCGTAATCGAAGCTATAGAATATAATCATCCTCGGATGCTTCTCGGCGATCTCTAACACCATCAGCTGACGGCTTGTGTCCTGGTTGACCACGCGCCGCAGACAGTAGCACAGACCGGCCGCATTCTCGATCGGCTCGTTCTTCCAAATATCCCAACGGGAACGCATCAGATCCTTGTACAGCGATACGTCGTATTGCACGTACACGTCCTCGTGATGCGCTTCCGTGGGGCGTTTGAAATCCATATCGATCAGGATCGAATCCCGCAGCTTCTTCAGATGCTGCTCTCCAAGGTACCGCTCGATCTTTGGGAACTTTGTAAAGTGGGAATATACAATGTGTTCACGGCTGAACTGCGTGCGGTTCTTGTAGAACCCATTAGCGATGAACAGGGGAATATAGTCGCTCCAGGTATCACCAGGGGTTGCTGACAGCAGTATCCATCGATTGCGCTTCACGATCATCAGGAAGCTCTTCACCCATACACCATTCCCGACCACACGCTGCTCATCAAATATAAAGAAGGCGTTCTCCGCCTCCACGTATTTCTGAACGTTGTTCCAACTGTCCACAACAACCTTGTTGCAGTAGAGATTGGTTTCCTTGGTGGTGGAAAGGAGAAACGGCGCCAGCTCTTTTTCCCATTCAAAGGTATCCCGTTTTCTGGCCGTGGTAATGATGTACAGATCCATCGGCGGGTCATCCATGGGAATATAATCCTCGCCTTGCAGGCACTCAAGCTCTCCGCCATTTTCGAGGTAGTAGTAGCTGATCGCTGTCAGGCTTTTACCACTGCCCACACCGCCGCAAACTACGCAGCCGTTTTTCATCCGCTTAATGGCGTCCAGCTGATGCGCATACAAATTGATGTTCGCCATTGCCATTCCTCCTTTCTCTGAAATCCCACAGCCCTGCCCCCTCTGTGGGTCGTGTTGGCCAGACACTCCATCATCCACGTGCCACTCGCTTTCGCAAGCCGAAGGACGCTCTAATTTCGCCTTAAAAGGGATCTTCCTCGTCGTACCGATCGTCCTGACGCGAACGATAGCGGGCCGCATAGGGGTCGTCATCCAGATCCTGTTCCACATACATCGTGCGGATGTACAGACTCAGGCCGTTGTTCGCAGGATCGTACTCATACGGGTTCAGGATGACGTTCACGTTCTTCACCCGCATGCTGTCGATGCAGGATACGCTGTCCTCATCCAGCAGCACCGGCTCGTTGTCGCCGCTCACCAAATATACTTTGGGCGGATACTTCACCGGCTGGCCAGCGCGGTTGCGGTACTTCAGCAGCACCGTCACGAAGTATTCCGGAACGAACTCGTTCGGGTCGTCATCGGGCCTCGGACGGGTCTCACGCACCTTGAAGCCGGCCTTGATCAGATCCTTCGCCTGTTCGGGATCGGGGATCAGCAGATTGGCCTTGCGGCGGGAGTCGGCAAAGCGATCCTTGGAAGGGTCGCCAGAAAAGTTGGTAGCAAAGATAAAACGGGTGTCATCAACAGCGATCGTACGTCCGATCATAAGTCATTTCTCCTTTATGAAAGTTTTTGAATTTCCCAAGTCATCCGTGATAGTTACAGAAGAACCTGGCATAAACCAGCATTTCTCGCTCGCCCATGCCAGGTCCAAGGTCGTCCAGGGATCAGCATCCAGAATATAATTCCGTCCGGTCCCATTGTTGGTGATGGTGAACTGTCGTTTCTTATTCGAGTAATACTTTGACAGATCCGGTTTCAGAATATACCAGTTACACTCCGTCATGCGCATCACCTTCCGGAGGCACATCAAAGCGGTCATCGCTCTGGAACCATTCAAAGTCGCCATACTGGTTAATGGTTTCAATGGCGTCATTCACCAGCTTATCGTAGTAGCCGCGGTCAATGTCGGCTTCTCGTCCAAGCGCCGTCACCATCTCGCTTTCCATCCAGCGGAAACCGGTGGTCCCGCTCGCAGCCGAATACTTGCCTCCGGCTTCCCGCATCAGCAGTCCGCCTCCGCAGCCCGCTTTGATGGGCGTGAACTCACCGACCTTTCCTACGAAGTGGTAGTCGTGACCGCAGGCAATCTGGCCTTCCAGATCTCTCAGATTCCGCTCGGTCTGAATATCCAGCGTCGAGCGCTGGGCATCAGCCTTCAGGTCCTGCCAGTCCTCAAACTTCAGACCGGCTTCCTTCAGTGCCTTTTGGAATGCCTTCTCTTCCGGTTCCACGTCAGGTAGCTGCTCATTCATGTCCAAATATAATGCGCCGCTGACCGAGAAGGTCTCGCACATATCCTTGAACTGAATGGGTTCCCGGCTGAACAGGGTCTTGAAAACATACGGCACCTGGAACTGCTTGCCAGTCGCCGTCCACGCCAGCGGATGATCCTTCACGTCGCCCGGCACATAGCCGTACTTAGCCATGCAGTTGTCAGCGTCATCGTACCTTGCGATATATACGGCGTTGTTCACCAGGCACATCTTGTCATAAGTCGCCTCATGCTCAAAAGTGTAGCCATAACGCTTGCCATATTCCATTACAAAGTTGATGATGTCCATGTTCGCTTCGGGGATCTTGATGGAGTCTGTCTTGATGTGAGCCACCTTGAAGCCGCGTTTCTGCACCTCATTCTTAAGATTCACCATGAACAGGGCGCCGCGCTTGGCCACGATGTTATCCTTGTTCCTCGGGTCACGGAAGGCATTCTCAAAGGCCGCGCTGGTCAATCCATACACGGAGTTAATGGCCGTCTTCAGAGCATTCGCCAGCTCCTTGGCGGTCATCTCGCCGCTCTGCACTTTCTTGATGTAAGGCGCCAGCTTGCCGTCCAGAATATGATTGACCTCGTCCCAGGCCTTATGCTTGATGCTCACACGCCCATCCACGATTTCCTTGAACCGCCTCGTGAAGGTGGGGCCGAACAAGCACTCGGCAATCACGCTGTGCGGGTGCATCGAGGCGATATCCAGCAGCGCCACATTGCCGTACATACCCGGCTCTGCATAAACGTAGCCGCCCTCACCGACTTCCTCGCCGCGATAGGTGGATACGCCCTTCTCAAAGGTGTACCCCGGAAAATATGGCAGCAGGCTCTCGTCCTCGCCATGCTTCACTTCCATCATCTCCGGTGTCGCCTCCAGCAGGAACTTGTACACCTCCTGCTTCAGCTCGTGCACCGGCTGGCTCAGATCGCGGTAGTTGAATTCCGCCTGCGGCTTGCGCACCTGGTCAAATATGATTCTGGTGGTCAGCTGGTTCGTCGTGTCGTTCACAGTCAGGCCTGCGATGTCCGCCAGAATCTGCCTTGCTGTCCAGTCAGCGGAAAGATGATTGAACACGGCCTCGGTTGCGATCACGTCGTTATCGCAATACTCGGCAACCTTCGGCCATAGTTCTTCCGGAACCGGTTTGTCCCATGGCAGCCCAAGCTCCTGATGGTGAATGCCAAGTTCGATCTCAAACTTCTTCAGACTCTTCTTGTTGCCGGCGGATGCGAAATCATACACGTCGGTATAGCTCACATTGTAGGCTTCTCCAAAGAATGCATCGTTCCGCTTGCCGCCATTCACGATTCGCTGGCTCAGGTTATACAGCTGCATGTTGCTGTAGCCCATCAACCGTCCCCAGAGAATATGATTGTCGTACCTCCGGCAGTTGAACCCGATCAGCCGGTAGCGCATCAATTCCTCCACCTCAGCGGGCTTCGGATTGATCATCCGCACAACCGGCTTGCCTTCGCCTTGCAGCTTCCAGTTGATGAGGAACAGATTCGGGAAGACCTCCACATCGTAGAACACGATTGGCGCTTCACTGTGGATCTCTGGTGCGCCTTCCTTATCCTTGGATTTGAACTGCATCTTACTTACCAGCTTGATGCAATACTCCGCCTGATGGGTGCTATGTGCCGCGAATGCCAGGATCGCGTTACGCATGTCGCTCACGTCGTAGCTCAGCTTGTCATCCTTGTAGGCATCCTCAAGGATCTTGTAGATGAAGTCGATGCTCGGCTTCGTGCCTGCATGAATTTCCTTATTCAAGTTTCTCTTAATCAAAGTTCGCAGGCCCTTTTCACTTTGAACAGAATCGAAGTTGACTATTTTCTTCGCCTCCTTCAAGGGCAGTCCGGATGAAAGATGGGCGATTGGCAGGTCGTTGCACAGCGAGAGTTTTCTCCGTAAGCTGCTGTTGCCATTGAAGACCTTGACCTCGATATGGTCCGCATATATGCGGCTCAGCTGAGATACATCGCCATCATAAATATAATGCAGATGAATGGCCTTTCCGCTTTTGCTCACCTCTGCATAGGTGGGCGGCCACTTGCCGGCTTCCTCCAGATTTTTCTCAAAGCTCTTTTCTCCGTCCGGCCCAAGAATATCGAAGTCGATCACGATCAACTGCTCCGGGGTCTTCACGTAGTGGGGCTTTGAGGTATCCAGATCGCTCAGCTTGGTTTTCACATTTTCCCAGCGCTTTGAGGGCGTACCGGCATCGTTGGCATACTGGGCCGGGCAGTCCGCGTACTCAGTATCCAACCGGCTCGGCTGCTTCTTCAAGTCCAACGCGGGTTTGCTCGGCGCTTCTTCTTTTTTCTCAGGCTTCTCCTCCTCGAATTTCTCGCTTCGGAAACCCTTGTAGTAGCTCCGGACCCGCGTTCCGTCTGCCAGAATCTCACGCTCCTTGTATTCGCGGAAGTAATTCTTCAGTTCTTCCTTAAATGCCCGCTGGGAATAGGGATAGGCAACCTTTGCGTCTTCGCAATAAGCCTTATACATCGTCCATGCCGCCTTCAGCGTGGTCTCATCTTCCTTGTGGAATACGGCCCAACTGTCCAGCACAAAGTTGTAAAAGTCATTGGAGGCGCTGAGCATGTTCAGCGGAATATAATCATCGTACGCATCCGGCTCTTCGAGATACACATCCATGCAATGTTGCGCAATAGCGCCAAGCTCAAAGCTGATCTGCTTCATCAGCTGCTTGTATTCGCTGGGCTTTAGCTTGTTGCCGGTGGGTGATACATCGATCAGTCGTCTCAGCAGGCCGCTCTTGGCGTCCGTGATCTTCACAGGCCGGTTCGTGCCCATGAACAGAAAGCACTTGAAGTTGTTCTCATACATCTTGGAGAACTTCTCATTCACGCTCATCCGTTCATGAGAGACCAGACTGTTGATCCGGGTGTTATCCTCGATCCTGCTCAGATCGCCGTCATGCTCGATGGCTACCAGTGGGTTCTTCTTGAAGGGCTCCAGAGCAAAGGCGTTGCTGCTCTGACCAAGTGCCTTGCTGTCGAAGGTCGCCGTATAGCCCTCAAATAGTTGCTCGATAATACCAATGATCGTGGATTTGCCGGTTCCAGCCGCACCATAGAAAACCATGAACTTTTGCAGCTTCCGGCTGTCGCCGGATACGATGCTGCCGATTGCCCATTCGATCTTTCTGCGTTCGGAAGGAGAATATAAAACCGAAAGGAGACGATCCCACGCACTGATATCCCCCTTTTCAAGGGGATAGGGCAGTCGCTTGGAAGCGTAATCCTTTCGGTCCGTCTTGCTGTTGGAAAATATCAATTTTTCATCCAGCATATGGAAGGAGTCGCGCATCTGCCGCTGACAATACTTGTGCCACACATCGATCATGCCGCTTTCGGCATCCCACAGATGCAGCACTTTATATCCCGACTCAAATCGCGAAGCATTCTCCTTGGCGTACTTATCCAGCTCTCCATCGATGATATCCACCGCATCCTGCTCACTGGTAGACCACAGGCCTTTTTCCTCTACCCAAATCGCGTAGAAATCCCCGCCGCGAATCATCAGATGCTGGCTCGGATTTCTGATGATGAACTTTGGGTAGATTTCGATTGTCCCGCGCTTGGTCGAGCGGGTAGAAATCATCAGAAAGTCGATCATTACTTATCCCGCCGTTTCATCCTTTTTATTCAGCTGTTCCTCCAGCTCGTCGATTCGCCGCTTCTGGTCAATCACTGCTCCAAACAGCACGCCGATCATGATGCAGGTGGCAAAGATGCCGCCCTGGCAGCTGCCGATCTTCTTGCTGGCACGCCGCATGGCGCGGTTATGTTCCTCTCGGGTCAAATATAAATCCGTCAGGTTGACCACCTTAACGGCATCAAAAGGAAAAGGTCTCATGTTCATTTTCTCCTTCCATAAATGTTCTCGTTCAGGTACCACATCATCTGATACCAGATTTCCGCAGTACGCATGTCATATCGGTCGCTGCCGATGGTAAACAGTCCGCCCTGGCCGGACGGCAGATAATCTCTGCGCATGAACCGCACCAGAATATCCGCCGCCACGACCTTGTCGAAGCGCTCGTCGTCCATGTCCAGCAGACCCAGGCTTTCGATCATTTCAAAGAACCATTTGCCGGTCCGATTCCCGCTTTCGGGATCATCCGTAATGTGTTCTTCGCAGCGCTGCGCCAGCGCGACCATCATCTCAAGCAGGCTGCATGGTCGATTGTCCAGCGCCATTTCAACCGCTTTCGCGTCAAGATGGGACTCGTAGGCGAACCGATACCGAAGATCAGTTCCGTCATCGGCCCGGTTTGCGTCCATCTCCAGAATATAAACAAACTCCGTCTCGTGAAGCAGACGGAAGAGCTTTCTCCAGGACAGTCTCCTTGAGTATTTTCCGTCGCACACGAGCCGGATCATCCACTCGAAGTACGCATTCTGAATCCTGTCCCGGTCCGCTTCCGGCCTCACTCCTTTCGCTCGGATCGCCAAATAGAATCACCTCATGTATGTTTCAGATACGGCTTCTCCTGAAGGACTTCCGCATAGGTGCGCTGATCCATCAGGATCTCATAGTCGGCCTTGAGCCGGTCATTGCGCACGAATACGCTGTCATCCTCATACTCGCCGAAATGGGTCAGGCTGTCCTTGCCGATGGTCTCCTCGATCTCATTCTCATCCATGGCACGATCATCATCGTCCGTAACCGTCCCATCCGAGTAATAGGTGAGGCTCACCTCGTCATAACCGTCCTGGTCGCCGAATTCGTCAGGAGAGATGATCCGCGGAGCCAGCACAGGTGCCGGTTTGTCTTCCTTCGTATAGCCCAGCTCGGCCGTGTACTTGCTGTACTGACGGCGCTCCTTCTCAGTAGGCTTGACGGGGCGCCCGTTCTTTTCCTTCTGGGGCAGCGGATGCTCCTTGCGGAAAGCCGCCTTGACGGAATCGATCTCGTCCTGCACCAACTGCTCATACTTATCCTTCAGAAGCTTGTTGGCGGTCATAAAGCCGATAGTGCCGCCGATCGCGAAGGACAGAACCCCCACAATTCCCTTATTCATATCTTCAATTTTCCTCGCTTTCTCCATTCATCATGACGCTGGCCTGATCTCTCGAAGTGAATTTCTTCAGGCACTGGCGATAGTAGGTATCCGTCGCCCGACCGTCATACAGGCCTTTGTCATAGGCAGAGCACTCCCTGCGACGCTGTTCCTTAGCGTGGTAATCGGAAATCTGACGACGCAGACCGTCGTTTTCCTTGAGAATATAATCATTATTACGGACCTGCTTCTTTTTGTCGTCCAAAAGAAACAGCACCAGCATGGAAAGGGCGGTGATAACGAACGTCAGGATGATTGCTCCGAACATAATTAACGCGCCGCAGTGGCGCTCCCTCCTTTATTCATTTTTGATCGTTAAGACAGTTACAGCCAAGCCCCCGAACAGCGCGGATGCGCTCAACAGAATTCCGCCAATAATGTGGCGCTTGCGTTTGGTATCCAGCATGTTGTCCAGGGAGAATATAAAGGCATCCAGAAAGTCCATTAAATCAACCTCTCTTCTTTTTGGGTTTGGTAAGCACAGCGACGCCGCCGATCAGGCAGACGCCGGCCATTGCCGCGAACATAATACAGGTTGCGGCTTTCAAAGCGGTTTCCACGGTTGCACCTCCTCCCCAAAAATATAAATAGAGGGGCCTATCAGCGAGTGATAAGCCCCTTGTTCAGCGAATGGTCCAGAATACTGCCATCCACGTTGAAGTCCAGCAGGAACACCTTCTCATAGTCGCCAGGTTCATCGCTCTTCTTGCGATAGACCTCCTGGATGCCGAAGTCCACGTAGTTATCGCCATGGTCCTGCGTGTTCTTGTCGTACACCCAGCCAACAGTCTGACCGGCGATACTGCGGTCGATTCCCAGCATATCATACACATCGTTCAGGAACAGGAAGCCGTTCGCGATCAACATATGATTCGCCAACTCCTGCTGAGCTTTGAGGAAGAAGGCGTTGTAGTCGGCATTGGGCTCGGCCGCACGCGCTTCGCCATAGCAGAAATATCGGGCGTAATCGGACGGCATCGGGTTGTCTACTACGGTCACATTCTTCTTGACCTTCTTCTCCTTGCCGTTCTCATCCGTCTCAATCACTTCGATCTTCTCCTGATGAGCGCCGATCCTGAGCTCCCGGTCCACCTGCTCACCGAAGCGATCCACTACGCGGCTGCGATACTGCTTGAAGCTGGTGTCGATCGCCGTGTAAGCAGCAGCCAACGCCAGGTTGCGCTTACGCAGGATGTTGTTGCTGGCCAGAATGCCTGTGATGGACAGAGCGCCAAGCGTCACCGAAGGCCCGTAGAGTTTCACGAACTCAACGCCGGTCTTCACGTAGACCTTGGTCAGCTCCTGCTTCTCGGCGTGCTCATCCGGCTCCGCCTTATACTTCTTGTGAACGGCCTCAGCGTTCTCCTTATGGGCTTCCAGCACGGGATCGAGTTTCCTCGTCGCCTTGCAGGCCATTACCGCACTGGTGATGACCCCCGCGATTCCGGTGAATACCAGGATCTCAGGACTGTGCTTGCTCACGGCCAGTTTACAGGAATTGACCGTGTTTTTGATATCGAATTTCATTTGACTTCCTCCTTAATTGTGTGCAGTCGTTACTGTGGCATCAGATGCGGAAGAACTCGCACAGCAGGCAGACTGGCTGTCAACTCGGATGTGCTTCTCAACATGAGAAATCAGCCGATCGAGATACCACCGGGCTTTCTTCAGATCCTCCAGGCCGTTCTTGTGCTTCCACCTGCAAATATACTTGATAACATTGCCGGTATTGGTCGCTTCGGCCCCGGTCAGATCCTCGGTAAAGGCCTCGATCACATCGATGGTTTCCAGACCGTTGCTGGTCTGGTAGTGAGGCGGATGATTGACAAAATCCACCGCCTGCTTAGAATTCGCGTCCATAAATATGGTATCTCCTTTCCTTTCTTGTGGGGGCAATAGGGTTGTTCATGTGGTTCCAGGACCACCGCGTGCGCCACTTGAAGCGGCTCTTCCTGCTGGCAAATCCGCAGTGATTGCAGCGGATATAGTATTCAGTCGGTTTCTTGACCGGCGTTCCGTCCAGGACCATCAATGTCGTGCTGCGCCAGCCACACCACGGACAGGCCCTTAATTTCATCTTTGTCATAGGCTCGTCGCCCTCGGAAGATTGATGATGTAGCCGTCACGGACACGTTCCACATGAGCAGACCTCAGATCGGTCCAGCCATACTTATTGTCCGTGTAGTTGCAGCTGATACCGGCCATGTCGAACAGGTCAGCCACGCTCACCACCTCAAAGCGCTCCAGTAGTTCTTCCATGCGATAGAGCACCTCTTCGGCATCACCACGATTGTCAAATATGATGTCGTCGTAGCTGTACTGCGCCTGGGCTCTGGGCCTGGCGTAATCACGCCGCTCATCGGGATCGCGGTAATACTGGCGATAGCTCACCTTCGCTCCGATGCTGTTGCTGCCCTTTCCGCGAGTCGGTTCGCCCAGCAGCATGTTGATGCCATTGCACACGATATCGCTGATCGCCCGTTTGATAGAAGGCACCAGCACATCCATCAAAATATAACTCTTGACGGAATCCACATCGCCGGGCATGAAAGTGCTCGCTGCGCGGCTCAGACCAGTTTTCTTCCGCTGCTTTACGGTGCCGGTGACCACCTTTTCGATCTTCTTATCCTCCATCGGCTCATGTGCCTGCTCCTTGGAGCGATGAGAATTGGACTTGTATTCTTCTGCCATGAATGGTATCCTCCTTTACTGAGCTACACGGAACCGACGCTTCCTGCCAATGCCCATCTGGGCGCGATAGCCGTCCGCAGCCAGGCTGCCACTGGTCACACGACGCCACACAGGCTGATGCTGCTTCTGGATCTTCGCCAGCTGTTTACGGCCCTGGCTGGTGCGCTGCATGTTCTGGTTACGGGTATGAGACAGTCCAAGACCCATTACCTTGTTGACGTGGGGGACGCCCATGGCCTTCAGCCGGGCTTTGGCAATAGCACGAACAGATGCACGCTGACTCATTTTTCATTTCTCCTTTCAAATATAAAACAGAAAAGGGAAAGCGCTGTGTGTTCAGCGCTCTCGCCTTTGTCAGGTCTTCCTTACTCGTCGATTTCGGGAACCTCATCCAGGTCCATGTCGTCCAGGTCGATCTCTTCCTCTTCGGTCTTCTTGGGTTTCTTGGCCGCCTTCTTCTTGTTGATCAGGCCCTTGACCTTGCGCCCCAGCGGCTTCACCACGAACTCCCATGCAGCAATGCTGACAGCTCCGATGACGCCCACCTTCGCCGCAGTCTTCAGGCCAGACTTACCAGTCGGAACAGCTTCCGTGATCTCCTCGATCGCCTCAGTGGTGATGATGTCATTGGTTTCCATGTTTTCCATGATTCATTTCTCCTTTCGATTTTAGGGTTTGATCCCTTCATAAAGCGCCTTGAAAATTTCGCGGATGTCATTGGCGAAGTCCTTGAAGGTAAACGGATAATGCGCCAATGCAATACTCACGATCACGACGACAGAGAAAATGCCGAACCCTCCAAGTCCGGCAAGCACAGCTATAATTAAGTTTTGCATTGGCTCCTCCTCACACTATCCGTTTACGACCAGCCATTGAACGCTTCATTTATTGTAGTCGTACTTCGGAGGGATCAGGTGGCTCACCACCAGACACGGCGTCCGGCCATTGACCAGCTGGCTGGAGAATCTCAGCTCGATCATGCCGTCGTCCACATTCCAACCGAGATCCTCGCCGATGTCAACCATAGGCAATCCGATTTCCATATAGAATTCGTTGAGTGAAATATAAGGTTCGCTCATAGTGGCCATCTGCCGGTTCAGCTTGTTTTCCGCTCGTTTAAGCGTTTCCACGTCGGAATAGAAATATCGGCCGAACATACTGTCATAACACAGCGTCTGTCCGGCAGGCCCTTCCACCACGGGCAGCTCGTTCGTACTCGCCGGGGGCGGATTTCGCTCGACCCTGTCACGGTCAATGGCATCCAGAATCGCTGATTCTTTCTTTTCCCCCAGTGTCTCGACTACCTTTGCGCGGTATTCCCGAAGGCTCGTTTCCGCCAGGCTGGCAGCCGTTGCCAGAGCCGCGTTTCGACGCCCGTTCAGTGTGCTCGCTCCGATCAGACAAGCCACGGACACTGTCCCGGTTACGCCAGCCGGAATATAACACTTCCAGGCAGTCTGAATCGTCTGAACGGCCGTCAACTTCTTGTGATGCTCGGCTTTCTTCCTGGCCTCGATCCTCCGCATCGCCTCAGGCGTCGCCTTTACCGCCAGTACAGTCGTCGTCACCATTCCTCCGATCCCAACACCAGTCAGGATTTCGGGGGACTTGCGCTTCAGGGTCCGCAGGATATTGTTGCCGACCCCTTTCCAGTCAATTTTCTGCATCTTCATTTTGCTCCTTTTCAACAGTCTTCAGATACCTCAGAATATTCCCGGCCTCATGCTCCATCAGGGCCGCGAATTTATGAGTTTCAAAGTGATCATCGTCTGACTCTCCCAAAACCCAATCCAGGTCTGAGTAGATGTCATAGACAGTTTCAATGGGTCCGTCCTCGGAATATCGGATCTTCCGAATTATCTCGTCGATCAGAAATCTGCCATAAACACAAGTCTGAAATAGTATATCTCGCTTTGGAAATACGACGAGTTTCGAGTTATACCGATATACCGTTCTGCGATATCTTCGCAGCAGCGATATCGCTTCTTCCCGCGTCATGCCCGATCTCGCGCCTCCTTTCCTCGGACAAAAGGAAAGAGCCCTTGCGATCGGGCTCTTACTCCTTTAGTTTTCCTTCTTTGCCAGTGCGATCGTCACAGCTTCGTTGACCTTCTCCGCGATTTTGGCATCGGTCTTCTTGTCCTCGACGAAGCTTGAGAACAGGCTTGCTGCCAGTCCAAACACCGTCGCCCCAATGCCCAATGCCTTGAGCGTGTCGATCTTCTTTTCCTTTTTCATGACGATTCCTCCTTTTCAAATATGGGTTTTCCATAATAGCCGCTGTTTAGTTCGCGGGAAGCGTGTCAGTTATATGGATGCGGTTCAAATGGGGTTTCGATGGAGCACACAAGCAAACCATCATCAGTCATGTAGTGGCGATGGTTAAAATCGATCCAACGATAACCATACTCGGTCTCGCCGTAATACTGATCCCAGCCGATCAACTCGCCGCCTTCGACGGAATCCAATCCAAGGAATTCCAGAAATTCATTGAGGGAGACATAGCCTCGCAGAATCAGGTTTCGGTTGATATGGTATTCCGCCTGCATGACTTGCTCCATCGTTCGTTCAAAGAACTGCGGATGACTGTTCGCATCGAAGTAGAATGTCTGCACTTCATCCCATGGCGGGCGATCCTCCTCGGCATCCTTCTTCTCCTGCTTGATGGCTTTCTCAACTGCGGCGTTCGTACCCGGCCCGCACAGCGTCTCTACCTTATCGCGATAGGTCTCGAACGAACCGGCAAGAGCCGTATATGCACTGGCCAGGGATGCCTGCTGTCTTCTGCCGAGGATGTTTGCGCCGAATATACACGCCAGCGAACCGATGCCAATGGCTGCGGCAGGTACATACTCCTTCCAACAAACCTCAACGGTTTCCACCACAGTCAGTTTGGGCAGTTCATAGCTGCCATCCCTGTTCTTTTTGACCGCACCTTCGCGATCGCCGTTAAGAATCTCTTCTCCTTTGTCGATCTGTGCGGTCTGAATCTTATCCATCGCCTTAGGCGTCGCTTTGACGGCCAGTATAACAGTCGCAACTACGCCGCCAGCGCCAAGGCAGGTTAAGATGGTGGAGCTATTCCTTTTTATCCAATTCACAACATTCATTTTCTGTATTACCTCCTTCTGAGTCATGCTTCAAGAGGCACATCTCAAGTCCGCAAGCCGTTGCTTGTCGCATTCCATCTTGAGCTTCTTTGATATACGCCTTACTACCATTAAATGTGCAATTTGTAGCGTAAGCCATACCTACTCCAAACCACACATCAGCCACCTCCAATGATTTCTTGCAGCTTTGCAAGCGTTTCGCCATCTACAAAACCGACCCTCCGCTTGCACAGATCGTCTGCTACTTCGGGCGAGAATATCGCTCGAATACCATGTTCCGACAAGATCATATGCCTGCCTGTCGGGTAAGCGCCGTGGTATGGCGGCTGCTTTGGGTGGGCAACCGGATAATCAGTCGCCTCAATCAGGTCGATTCCCCGTTTGCGCAATTCCTTGCAAGCATCACAGGGCTCATAATCGCCAACCAACCAGGTCGATCTTGGCGCTTCCGCATCCCCTGGCAATTTGCCAAGCAAAGCAATCTCATTCTTTTCTTTCCCGCACCAGAAGCAGATCGGGATCGTTGGGTTTACGCCATGCTTCTGCGAAATCTTAATGTTCTTGGTTTTCGTTTCCTCCTTTACACAATGGGCAATTCTTACATCTTGTCTTCTTGTGCTGTTCAGTCAGCACCTCTTCTTCCGTCAGTTCGCACATCGAACCGATGTAAAAGCCATCGACTGCATGTTCGCATACATCGCAGCCTGTGGGGATGGCCGAACCGATATATTCCTTTTCCATTACTTTGCTCCTCTCCAGCTTCGCTGTCTGGGCGGTATCCAACCGCACTGGCAATAAGAATTGCGGTGCATCATACGTCTGCGCTCGTTTTTACGGCTCTCCTTGACGAGCCGGCGCATTTCCAATTCCTCTTCCCAGGGATAATCTTCGAGGAACCATGTCAGTAGCAGTCCGCCGATCATCAAACACAACAGAAAAATCATATCGCATTACCCCTCTCAAAAATATAAAAGCGAAGAGACGTTGCATTGTCTCCTCGCTCCGGAATCACTTCAAAACCTTGAGTTCAGCCAGAATATCACTCAGTCGTTCGCCGTTTTTCTTCCTCTGATCGATCTCCAGCCATTCCTTGTTGGAAAGCTCACGGCGCAAACGCCAGTAATGACCCAGCGACCGGTCGTAGCAGTACAGGTTTTTCACAGCTTCTTCCTTGTGCAGGTTGACTCGTTTGCCAACGACCTTGCATACGGTCGTCACGCCCCCGATCACAACCGGCGTCAGAACAAGCACCGCTTCCTTGTTCCTGTTAAACCAGTCTCCAAGCTCCTCGCATTTTGCCCTCGCCTCCCTTTTGAACCGCTGAAATCTCGTTTCATTCGGGTCCGGTACCACGTAGATCTTCATTTTTCACATCGCTCCTTTCATGTGTGATTCCATTAAAGGAGGTGTAGATCACGCGGTTCTGGGCTTCACGCTCACCTTCAGTTCGTCCCCATCTACAAAGGCCTCGATGCGATGATCTTCAGGATGATGTACCAGCCGGCCAAGCACACCTTCTTTTTTGTTCATCAGGCGCTTGAGCCCAATCATCAGACCAAGCTTGTTCTGCCTGCGAATAGGAGCCGTCTCCACAATAGTCATTTCCTTCGGCTCTTCTTCGGCGGCCGGTTCAAGATGTCCGCCGTCTTCCTTCTTGGAGGATTCCAGCGCCGCCGTCTTTTTGCGTACCTCTTCGTAGTGCTGCTCCGCCTGGGCCATATCATGTCCGGCTTGATAGGCAACACGCCCAACCACATACAGAGCAATCAGCCCGATCGCTCCACCAACCACAGTACTCACAAAGCTCTTCATTTTTCATCCCTCCAAAAATATAAAGTTCAAAAGAACAAGAGCCGTTGCGTTTTGCCTGCGCTTCGGCTCCTAATTCTTTGATCTCAACCGATTTTGTCCTCGATTCTGTCGAACAGTCCATTGATTGCTCTCACCAACAGTTTTCCGGCCCTGACGCAGCCTACCACAGCGACCACGCTCAGGAAACCAAAGAAAATGAAGCTAAGAATACTCATCGTCAAGTCCTCCTTAATTTCAGATATAATCATTGATTCCATAATAGTCGCTGCAATTTTCGCGCAGAAAAGAAGAGAGGCTGCTTATACAGCAGCAGCCATCTCCTTCTCACGTCTCTTCCGCCACGTCTTCAGTTTCTTTTCCACGACTTCGTCACAACGGTTCATGACCTCCTTGCCGTTGACATCGCCATTGCTCCAGAACTCATAATCCTCTCCCTCGAAGAAGTCCTGCAATTCCTCTAATAAATCGAAGGCCTTCTCCATGTCGAGTTTGGTCTTGATGTAGTCCTTAACCGCCCTGTCGATTACAGCGCCGCCCAGATTTTCCAAACCGTTTTTTTTGCCATTTCCAACTACTCCTTTCATAGTGGGGTTTCCATAATATGGCTTGTATTCGTCGCGAAATAAAAGGAAAGAGCCCTTGCAATCGGACTCATTCCTTCAAACGGTCACTCGATGACGCCATCGCTGAACAGTCCTGCGATCGTCTTGTTAACGTAGCGGTTGTAAAGCTTCCGTCCGGGCTTGGTCAGGAACAGGCACATGTAAAGCCCCGTTACCACACCAGAACCCAGGACGATCCCCAATGCCACCGCAATAATTGTCTGCAACATATCTCATTTCTCCTTTCAAATGGGTCGAATAGTAAACCTCTTCATAAAGAGCGTTGTAGACTTCGCGGAGCAAAGGGAAAGAGGCTTTGCATCGCCTCCGTCCCCGGTTCTCAGTCGTTATGCAGACTCTTCATGATCCTCTCCGCCTTGAGGCACTGGAAGAAGTTGCCCTTGAACGTCAGCTCGTAGCACATGTGAACGATCTTGCCGGTAGCGACCTCCACAATGGGTCTCTCCAACACTTGAGTGCATTTCACACCTGCTTGCTTAATCAGCTTCGCGTCCTTGACCAAATCCTTCGGGTACCCGCTCAGGTAAAAGATAGTTGCCATAAAGACACCTCCAAAAGTTTTGATTTTCCATAATAGAGGCTGTTTCTGCCGCGCTAAATATCTTTTCTGTCAAAAACGGTCTCCCAGTATTGCTTTGGAAGGGGCTTCATCTTCAGCGCCCACATGATTTGTCTAACAGTGACCGTGGGGAATAAACCGTTCTCACCAGGTTTTGCCCGTTCCTCAAACAGCTTTCTGAAGCCTGGATGCAGATAGATCGCATCAGTCACCCATGCGTCAATCTCGCCCCACCAGGTGGTTTTGCTGGGCTCATCAAACCGCTGCTGGATCACAGCCAGGCCTCTTTCTCCAATTCTGTAGAGTGTACAGCGGCTATAGACCGGATGATCGCAAACATAAATCTCGCCATATTGACTTGTGTAGAATCCGGGCTTCTCAAAATGATAACGCATAACGCCCTCCAAAAGGGAAAAGCCTTTGCAAGGCTCGTCCCTTGGTAAACTTACCCGATCAGGATGCCTTCCCGGCTGATGAGATCTGCGAACTCAACGTGCTTGGTAAAATCTTTGGTCTTGACAGCTTCCATGAATTCCTTATAGAGTCCCGGCCGGTTATCCACCGCGTACACGACGACCTGACCAGGATTTACATCCTTCATCCAGTTCGCCAGTCGCAGCATATCCCGCACCGAAATCGCATCTCCTTCCAGAAACTTCGTGTCCACGATTCTCAGCACATTGTTGAATGCATACAGATACACCCTTTTAGCCATGTTGATCCTTCCTTTCATGTAGTGGGTTTCCATAACAGCCGATGTTTTCAGCGCGGAGGGCAAAAAGAAAGAGCCCGTGTATCTTACACGAGCCCTCTTCTTGGGTCTCCTAATCACTTCTTGAACAGTCTGAGGTGACTGCTCAACCACTGACCAGTGCGGGATGTGAACGTACCGTTCTGCTCGAACTTCAGCCCCTTCGCCATCCAGTAGCTGGAAACCGTAACAGGCACCAGAATGGCCGCTCCATCAAGCACAATCTTGATGATCCGATCCTTCTTGCTCTCCTTCATCTGCTCTTCCTTCATCGACGCTTCCCTCTTCTTCAACTTGAGTTCTTCGTCCTGAAGGATGCCATCGTCGAGCAATTTGGCCTCGTTCATCCGCTGCTTGTGAAGCTCACCCAGCTTCTGCAACTGCCACTTGGCTTCTTCGCTTCCGGTTCTTGCTTGGGATACTGCTTCGAGAGTCTTCTCGTACTCCTCATCCAGCATCATCGCAATCGTCGCGTTCATCCTCATTTCTCCTTTCAGTTTTTATGGATTACTCCATAATAGCGGGTGCTAATTTCGCGTCAGATAACTGTTCAGATCAACCTTGAAGAGAACAGTTTTATTCTGGTGAATCTTGGTCATCCCATCCTGTTCCAACTCCAAAAACAAATATGGCGCCTCGTCAGGATCAGAGCGATCCACTCGAAGCGTCCCTACGCAGAGTTTCTTATCACGCTGCCTCACAATAAGCCGGGAAAGCGCATAGCCAATGATAGTTCCTCCAAGCCAGCCAATCACCAACCACATCCAGAGTTCCATTTTGACGATTCCTCCTTATCATAATACCACAGATTTTTGTCACCTGCGTACTGTATTTGCAAAAAGAAAGAGCCCTTGCAATCGGGCTCTATCTTCAATCCTCACGGGATGTATAACGCCATGGATGCTTCTTCCGGTCCTGTTCGTCCATAAACGCTTTGTACCATGGCCACAACCGATACAGCAGCTCGTTGATAAAGCTCACCGCAAAATGTATTGCGACCTTGGCTACAAACCAGCCAATAGCAAACAGGAATCCATTAGAAAAGTTTATTGACATTTTTGATCCCTCCTTCACAATAGCAGATGTTATTTCCGCGCCTTGTCAAGGAGCCAGAAGAAACGTCTGTATGCGGTATACCAGACCTCTTTGCAGCATGGGGGAGCCATCTTCTCGTAGGACAGTCCCTCCGTCACCGACTTGAGCAGAAGTTCTGCCAGATCGCCAGCGGCCTCTTTACAAGCTGCCTCCACCATATGCATTCTGTCCTTGTAGTAAATCCGCGCTTCTGCATACATGGCTGTTGGATCAGATACACAGCCACCTTTGTACATTTCGCTGACACTTACAGACTTACTTGGCAGCCCGTCCAGAGAAATATAACTTTTCTTCCACTCTGGGTATTGCAAACAGAAGTGTTTCAGCTCGTAATACCGGTGCTTTGAGATGTAGTACGTGTTTTTATGTGATACCTCAGGGCGAATCACAGTGCCCATGGTTTTCTTCCTCCAATTCTTTCTTAGATTAAAAATATAAATTTAGCTTGTCCGGCGGACTGCGGGCCCAAAAACACAAAAAGCCACCCTACTTTCTAACCTAAGATAAAAGTTCTAACTTAGATTAAAAGATAGGGTGGCAAAAGGAAAGAGCCCTTGCAATCGGGCTCTCGTTCCTTAGTTGTCCTTGATCCATTTAGCGATCATCAAGGCTCCGACAGCAATAAACACAGCTCCTGCTATTCCTATCATCGTCTCAACTCCCTCCTAAATTATTCTGGGTCTCCATAATAGCAACTGATAAATTCGCGGGAGAAAAATAAAAGGAGTTGTGAACCATGCTTTGAAGAAAACCTCGTCTCAACGCGGAGCTTTATTCAAAGTACGGCATAAAAAGAACACCGCCGCTTTCGCAACAGTGTCTTTTATCTGAGAAAATCTTAGTGTGCTGTGGTAAATCTGTGGTAAATTGCTGTTTCTGCGTCTTCTGAAACC